AGAGGANAACCTGGTCGGTGAACCGACTGAGTTGATAATGACGCCAGAAGAGGCGCAGCGTCAACTGAAAGAGGTTATGCGGCAAGACGGGCCGTATTTGGATGCTGGTCATCCAGAACATGATGCGTATGTTGCGGAAGCGCAGCGACTATTTGCGCTCATGGCATAGTGGATAACCTTTAGGCCCACGACATCAAGCTTGTGCGTCAAGCGGATTAGCTGCCCTAAGCAGTAGCACGGCCCTCTCGGGGACAACCAAGCGCAGCAACTTTAACTGTAACAGAGCAAGGAGAGACACATGTCTTCTCAAATTACCACAGCTTTTGTCAATCAGTTTTCTGCAAACATCCAGATGCTGTCTCAGCAAATGGGTTCTCTGCTGCGTAACGCGGTAGATGTGGAAAGCGTGAATGGCGAGAAAGCTTTTTTTGACCAAGTAGGATCAGCAGCCGCTGTCCTTCGCACTTCACGCCATGCGGATACACCGATTGTGGACACACCACATTCGCGCCGTATGGTAACAATGTCTGACTATGAGTATGCTGACTTGATCGACGATCAAGATAAAGTCCGCTTGCTTGTTGATCCGACCTCAACATATAGCCGTGCTGCTGCCGCAGCTATGGGTCGCGCAATGGATGATGTCATCATTGCTGCTGCTCTCGGCAGCGCCTCAACAGGCAAAGACGGTTCAACTACTACAACATTGCCAGCAGGCCAAAAGATCGCACATGGATCTGCCGGTTTGACTATTGCTAAGTTGGTTGAAGCTAAAGAGATCCTTGACAGTGGCAACGTAGATCCTTCTATCGCGCGTAACATTCTTGTTTCTCCAAAGCAGGTTTCTGATTTGTTGAACAATACAACTGTAACTTCGAGCGATTACAACACTGTCAAAGCTTTGGCGATGGGTGAGATCAACACGTTTGTTGGTTTTAACTTTATCGTTTCAAACCGCTTGGGTACAGATAGTAACTCTGACCGCCAAGTGATTGCGTTTGCAACAGACGGCATCAAGTGCGCTATTGGCAAAGAGCCATCAGCACGCATTGATGAACGTGCAGACAAGTCATACGCGACTCAGGTGTACTATTGTCAGTCAGTTGGTGCGACACGGATGGAAGAGTCCAAAGTCGTTGAAATCGCTTGTAACGAATAAGGAGACTGAAAAATGGCTACTGTATATTCTGCACAACGAACCAACTCACGCGCCACACCGGCAGTGATGAACCAAGCCAATGAGCTTAGTGGACGCATCCGCGTAGCTTATGGCACATACGAAGCATCTTCACTGGCGGCAGCTAGTGAAATTGAGATGTTTGTTTTACCTGATGGCGCACGCTTGGTTCAAGGCAACCTGGCATACGACGCGCTTGGTGGCGGCACAACACTGTCTGTTGGCTACGCGGCTCACACAAACGCAGCCGGTACGGCTGTGTCTGCGGCTCCGGCAGCTTACAAGGCAGCGGCTGCGTCAACATCTGCTCAAAAGGTAGACGTTCTTGCGACTATCGCTCTAGGCTCCGGCACAGAGACCGATACAAACGAGGACGGCGTGGCAATCACCGTGACTAACGCGGGTACTGCTACCGGCTCTATTGAGCTGACTATCATGTATGTGGTAGACTAATAGGAGTGGGGCGGTTCGCCGCCCCCTCTTTTCACATGGAGAGAGCTGATGACCAGTACGGTTGACATTGCAAACTACGCTCTGAACAGTTTGGGTGCGAACAACATTTCAAGCTTTGAGGAAAACAGCAAACCAGCGCGCTTAATCAACCAAAGGTTCGACAGTGTGCGCGACAGCGTGTTTCGAGCGCATCCTTGGAACTGTCTTTTGCACCGAGCAGAGCTAGCAAAGGAAAGCGATTCTCCTCCGTTTGGGTATGCAAATCAGTTTGTTTTGCCGACAAATCCATATTGTCTTAGGGTTTTAGAATTTAGCAACGGATCTATGTCATACCCGCAGGATAACATGTTTAACAACACAGGTGGCCCCGTGTTCGTTATTGAAGGGCGCAAGCTTCTTTCTGACGAAGGTATTGCCAAAATAAAATATGTTGCTCGGGTTACAGACCCGCAAGAGTATGACGCCAATTTGATCGACACTTTGGCGGCGGCTATAGCGTTTGAGGTCAGCTACGCGATCACCGGCTCCAACACTGTCAAGCAGATGATGGCGGCAGAATACTCTGACAAATTAAAACAAGCCGCATTTGTTGACGGCACTGAAGGCGCGCCGCAACGCATAGAGGCAAGCGATTTTATTGAGTCGAGGTTCTAATGGCGCGATCAGCCCCAGCGATTAGCACATTTACAGCCGGTGAGATTTCTCCGCGCCTTGCGGGGCGCGTTACAATTGAGAAGTACCGCGAAGGATTGTCAAATCTTACAAACATGATTGTGCAGCCTCATGGCGGCGTTTCGCGCCGCCCAGGCACAGAATACTTAGGCGAGGTAAAAGACAGCTCAAGCATTACCCGTTTGATACCTTTTGAATTTAAAACAGCCGACACATACGCGCTAGAGTTTGGCAATCAGTACATGCGTGTTTTCCGCAACGGATTGCAGGTTCTTACTGACAGCGAAAAAAATGTTTCAGGAATTACAAAAGCTAATCCTGGCGTTTTTACAAGTAATTCTCACGGGCTTACCAATGGAGATGAGGTTTACCTGTACAACACAGGCGGGGGCATGACTGAGTTAGTTGCTCGAAATTATCTTATTGCTAACTCTACAACTAACACGTTCACGCTGACTGACTTGTTTGGCAATGCTATCAATACCACAGGTTTCACAACCTACACTGGTTCTGGCGTTAGTGTTGACAAATTGTTTGAGGTTGCAACACCCTACACATCCGCGCAGGTAGGTGATGTTCGCTTTGCGCAATCCGCAGACGTTATGTATTTGGTACACCCAAGCCACGCTATCCGCACATTATCCCGCACAGATCACAATGCCTGGACGTTTGCCACTCCGAGTATTAACGAAAACAACACGCCAGTTCTGACTAGCTCTGACAATTATCCTAGTGTTGTTACTTTCTTTGAGCAGCGCCTTGTGTTTGCGGCGACTAACAACAATCCTCAGACGTTGTGGTTTTCTAAAAGTGCTGACTATTTAAATTTTCACACTGGCACTGCTGACGATGATGCTTTGATCTACACGATTGCGTCCAACAAGGTAAACGCAATCAGATACCTGTCAGCTACTCGAATACTTAACATTGGTACGTCTGGCGGTGAGTATGTCTTGACTACAACCAATGGTGGGCCGATTACGCCTACGCAGACAGTGATCCGCAAGTATTCTAACTATGGTTGCATTGACAGCGAGGTTGTCCAGGTTGCTGACGTTACACTGTTTGCCCAGCGCGGTGCGCGCAAGGTACGCGAGTTTCGTTATATTGGTGAAGTGGATGTTGCCGGCTACGCAGCCCCAGATATTACAATCCTGTCCGAGCATCTAACTGAGGGCGGCATAAAAGAGTTTGCGTACCAACAAGAGCCTGAAAGCATAATCTGGTCGCGCCGAGGTGACGGCACTCTGCTTGGACTGACTTACCGGCGTGAAGAAGAAATTGTTGCTTGGCACAAACATATTATAGGCGGGGCGTTTGGAAGTGGTCAGGCTAAGGTTGAAAGCATCATCACCCTGCCGACAGATAGCGGTGAAGATGAGCTTTACATGATTGTTAAGCGCACGATCAACGGCGTGACCAAACAGTATGTCGAAGTGATGAAGACATTTGACTTTGGCAGTGACACGACTGCTGCCTTCTTTGTGGACAGCGGTTTGGTTTACTCAGGATCTGCGACCACAACTCTTTCTGGCTTGTATCACTTAGAGGGTGAAGAGCTTTCGATACTAGCCAACGGCGCCACACATGCTGACAAGACAGTTTCAGGCGGCGGTGTGACGCTAGACTTTTCTGCCACAACGGGCGCCGTTGGGTTTGGCTACACAAGTGAAATGCAAACACTGCGCTTAGAGTCTGGATCTCAGGATGGCACTTCTCAAGGCAAGCCAAAGCGCATCCACGACATAACTGTTCGGTTCCATGAAACGGTTGGCGCTGAAGTGGGAAGCAACTCAGAAATTGCCGATAGAATATTTTTCCGCGACAGCTCTATGAATATGGACGAAGCTGTGCCATTATTCACAGGAGACAAAGAAATCGAGTTTGAAGGCGGTTTCGTTGACGGTGATCGCATCTATGTGCGGCAATCACAGCCCCTACCAATGACTGTTCTGGCGCTTTACCCGCGCATGAACACATTTGATTTGTGAGGTGATTGAGTATGTTTGAGATACTTACACTCGGTGCAACAATATTTGGCGGCATGAGCGCAAAAAGCTCTGCAAACAAAGCTGCTGCCGCTGCTGCAAGAGTCGGCGAGTTTAACGCCGGCTTAATTGAGCGTGACATTGATCTACTTGAAAAGCAGCGCGAGATCATTAACCGCAATGCAGTTTTGCAGGAGCGCGTTGATCGGTTTCGTTTTAGGGAAGCTCAAGGCTCTGTTGTCGCTCAGTACAGCGGAGCTGGCATAGACATATCTCACGGCACTCCAATGCGGGTTTTGCGTCAGGCTGCGCGAGAGTTTGAGTATGACCAAGCTATCAATGACTTTAACAACACGGTCACAAACATGCAGATTAACGATCAGCAAGAAAGCTCTAGGCTAAGTGCTGAACTGTCACGCATGGAAGGCGGGGCGCAGGCCGCTGGTCTAAGAGCGCAAGGAACAACAAGCTTGATCCAGAGCTTTGGAACGGCAGGTCGGTTTGCTTCCAATAACCCTGGGATGTTTGGATAATGAGAATACCAGTTTATAGATCACAGGGCCGTCCAACTTCTGAAGCCCCTGGCGCTCGTATCACAGCTAGGATGAATGCCCAGCCTTTTGTCCAGGCCGAATTGCAGAAAGGCGCTATTGCAACAGAGGTTGCGAACCAAGTTGGCGAGTATGCCAACATGCGCTATAAGATGATTACCGAGACACAAAAGAACGAGGCGATCTTTTCAGCCAAAGAAGGCTTGATGGCTTTGTCTAGCCAGCTTGAAAAAGACAGGGATGTCGGAAACATTTTTGACGGTGAGCTTAAATATGCGCAGGGCGTCAAAAGCGTTTACGATACGATGCGATCTACTGTCGGCAAAAACAAATACGCGCTGCAAGACTTTGACAACAGCTTTCGCCAAATGGAAATACCTATCAAGTTTAGGCTGCAAGAGGTTGTTGACCTAAAGATTGAAAAGCGCAGGCAGGCTGCACTGAAAGCTCGGCGAGATCAGCAGGTTTCTATTTATTCTGATCCTTACCTAGATGTTACATCTGATGAGCTTGCTATGGAGCAAGCACAATTAGAATCTATGGTTCAGCAAGCCGTTAGAAACGGCGGTGTAAACCCAGAAATTATGGGTAATGTTCCAAGAGATGTTTTGTCAGAAGCTTTTAAAAACCTTGTTCCAGCATACGCAGGAACTGACCTAAACAAAGCAATAGGTCTTTCAGCGACTTTGAACCAAATTGAAATGGTGCGTAGTGGTCAAATGAGCGCGGAAGACATGGTCGGGATTTCCACCTTGCCGCCTCATGTTCTGAATATGCTTATGGCTGTGCCGGCTGAAGAGGCCAATGCAGTTGTGCAGGACACAATACAGATGGCCTCAACATTTTTTAGCGCCAAAGAAAAAATAGACGATGAGCGGGAAGAAGAAGTTGGGAAATCAAACACAAAGGCTTTCAATCTTGTTGTTTCCTTAGACAGTACAGACACTGTGTCTGAGGCTACGCTGCGGCAGGTATTAGATCCTATTGATATGAAAAATGTTTACGATTCTTTAGGCGCAGACTTTGGGAGCATATCTGGAACGGCTGCTCAAAACATTTTATATGAAGGCTTAAAGCGCCAGATGTGGGCCACTCCTGCGCAACAAGAAGCGATGGAAGAGGCTATGTCGGTTGAGGCGGTTACTGCTTTTAGGCCTGCTGGCAAAGGTGATGCAGTTGTCTATAGTGAGCTTTATGGAACGGCAGAGAATGGCATGCTGACAGTTGCAGATCTTAATACTAAGAGAAGCTCTTTGGACGTAGGCCAGTACAACGGCTTGCGAACAAAGATTGCAAATGAGGCTGATGAGGGGCTGGCTGTAGGTTCGGGGCTGCTTTCTCGGCATTTCCGTTATAATGCCCAAATGGCAATTGGAAGAGATGACAGGCTTGCTAAAGCATCTAAAGCAGCTTTTGAGCAAGCTGACTTTGCTTTAAGAGATGAGTTTAGCCGCAGAGAGTCCGAAGGTAACCCCATGACGCTAGCGGAAATTCGTCAGTTTACTATGGAAAAAAGAGATGAGTTTGACGTTATTTATAGGGAAGAGTTGAGAGCTGAATATGCATCTTTTCTTGAAGGCACGGCGTTGCCAGGATTTACTCCGGACATTAATGACCCTTTAGGCTCCGTAGATGCTTGGTACGAAGATTTAAACGCAGAGGGCCAAGCTAGAAGTAGAAACCCTTATACTATTTTTAAATCAACTGTAAGAGCTAGGTTCGCTAATCAAGGATTGTTCGACTAATGGCAGATTTATTGGGCAACGACACCGACTACGAAATGGACAAATACCTTGAGGCTAACCTTATTTCCGAGGCTGGCATCAACCCTGCTATTGAAAAGAACAAGAAGAGCGTCTTTAACACCGAGACCAATACGCACGACATCCTTCTTCCCATGTCCCAAGGCGGGTACATAAAGATTGGNGAAGAGGGCGAAACNGTAGACCCTCCAAGNTCNATANTNATCGAAGGNATGGAGTTTGGCCCTGAGACACCTGAGTTTCAACGCTACTACCCAGCGCCGCAGCCAGAGGTTATGGAGACAGCTCCTGCTTCTCTTGTGGCGCCGACAACCGAATCTGCCCCAATAGAGGGCGCTGTTTCTTTTGCTAATGAGCGTATGGCAGCCACCGGCGCCATGCCAACTATGGAAGACTTTGACGCTGCCGGTTATACACCTGATGTTGTAGAAGCCGCCGGCCTTATGGGGCCGCAGGCAACTTCTAGTGGGCGCACAGAGCCTTTGTCAGAAGAAGAAGTGACAAAGATTGTGTCAGAAGGCGGTTCGCTTATAGGAGAATATGACCCAACAATAAGAGACAGCGGCAGTGCTGCTGTTTCTGATTTCGCAGTTGGTCTTGCAGTGGAAAGTCTGCGTAGCGAGTTGGAAGCAACAGGGGCTGATCCGCGCACTATTGAAGAAGAAATAAAGGCAGCAATGCCTAGATTGCGAAGCGAGGCAGGTGTTCTTGCTGGCGCATTGTTTGGCACGGGCAACCCACTAGAAGTTGGAGTTGCTGATTTTACCACCTTGGGCATAATGGACATCCAAGAAGGTTATCAGACGTATCAGCAGAACTTTGGCCCAGAAGGTTCTTTAGCAGGACGCGCAATGGGAATGGCCGTTATGCTAGCTGGTTTAGCCGAGATGACCGGCGTTGGGATTCCTCTTGGCAAACTTGTAAAAGCAGGAGTCAAAAAGTTAGAAGGCCCATTGATGCGTGCAGGTGCAGAGGCCGAGCAGCGCATAGCGCAAGAAGGCTCGACAATGTTTAGCAACCCTGTTGGGCCTATAGTAGATCGGGGTCTTGCTGCGGCTGGTAGATTGGCTGCGCCTAAGCAAAGCGAAGTTGATGCTGCGCGTTTGGCGTATGAAGCAGATCCAAACAATGTAAGTTTAAAACAACAATATTTTGACCTTCGCAAGCAGCGTGACGAAAACCCTGTTGAAAGTGTTGAGCTGCCCACAGAAAATAAACCGGGTATGATTGTTTTCCACGGGTCAGGCGCTGACTTTGATAAGTTTGAAATTGACAAGATAAACACAGGTGAAGGCGCCCAAGCCTATGGCTATGGTTTATATTTCACTGATAGTGAAGATATTGCTAGATTCTACAAGTCGGCAGTTAGACAGGGCCAAGACCTTTTGAAAGGCTACGAGGTTACCTACAAAGGCAAGCAATTTGTAAATCTTGGAGACACGGCAGAGGCCGAGTCCGCAGGTTTGGAATATTCTTCTGTTACAAGCATAATAGACAACTTGCCAAAAATCATTACTGTGGAAACGCAAAACCTTCCTCAACAAGAGCTTCTTGAGATTGCAAAAAATAATCTAATTGAAACAAAGAAAACCCAGCAATTGCGTTATTTAGAAGATATGAAAGAAAGCGAATACTACGACGAAACGCTTTCCCCTTTAATTGCAAAAAGTTTTGAAGAAGAGTTAAAATCTATTGAGTCAGTAGATTTAAAATCTCTTTCCTACTCTGAGGGCAAAACATACCAAGTTGAGTTGGACGTTGGCCCAGATGAACTTTTAGATTACGACAAATCTTTTGAAGAGCAATCGCCCTTAGTTCAACAAGCTGTAATGAAAACGCTTTATGAAATGACAGAAGATGACGCTGCAAACTTTGGTTATGAATTTGTCGGCGAGGCTCAATCTGCAATTTTAAAAACCTTTACTCCTAAACGGTTTTTAAATGATTGGGCCGCTGTTCGAGGCTCTGACGATGCTGGCGAAAAGTTGCTAGAGAAGCACGGCGTCAAAGGAATTAGGTACAAGGCCAATCGAGGCAGCGGTGACGCTCCTAAAGAAGGGCCAAGCAACTATGTCGTATTTGATGACAAGTTAATTCAAATAATGAAAAAGTATGGTATAGTCGGGCCAGTATCCTTGGCGGCAGTTGCCTCTAATGGCGAAAGTAAAGAAGGCGCAGCGAATGGCATTTGATCCAAACCAGGTAGCACAAGACCAAGAGGCCAAGCAGCGCATCACTGCGGTTGGTCAGCCAACTGAGTTTGCCCAAGGCCCAGAGCAAGAGGGTGTGCAGGTTGCCGGCGTTGGCAGGCTGCTTGAACTTCTTAACAAGCTTGATCCAAATGTGCGTCCTACGCCCCCCAGGCCCAAGCCTGTTGGCCCTGAAGCCGCGCGCGTAATGACGCCTGATGAAATTGCGGCAACGCCGGCGTTTGATCCGTCTGTTGCCCCTCGGATGCCCACGCCGCAAGAGGCAGGCCTAGTTCCAGATCAAGGCGCCTTTTCCGAAAGCGCAACCAAACGCGCTCTTGCCGGCCAGGTTCTCAGCCCTGAAGGTGTGGCAAAGTTTGAAGAGCGTGGCCTCAAGGCGCCTGGGATTGGTGAAGAAGCGCCGACAGATGTTTTGCAAGACGCACAAACTGCTTTGGCCGATGACGCTGCCGAGGCAGAGCTAGCCGCGACTAATATTGCTCAAGACGCACAAAAAGCTCTTAACGCAGAGGTAAGAGGCTTCAAGCCTGAAACAGGCACTGCCTCGGATGAGGTTGCCCAGGCAGTTCTAAGTCGCCTTGATGTAAAGAAGAGCAACATTAAATCCCTGCAAGACGGCGGTGATTTCAACTTTGATTACATCGACACGGCTGATGATGTTCAGGCAATCATCACAGCAATTGGCGACAACTTTAAAGGCGAGACAGCCACAATAACCAGAGGCAAGATTTCTAATACAGAAACAGCCAGAGCGGCTGCGGGGCTGGTTGCTGATGAGATCGGCTTAACGCGCAGCCTGCTCACTCGCAGAATAGGCGAAGGCGGCATGACCGCAGAGATGTTTGTTGCATCTCGGGAGCTGCTTGTAAGAAGTGCGACAAAGCTTGAAGAGCTGGCAACTCTAATAAAAACAGGCCAAGGCACAGACGCAGACAGGCTTCGCTTCCGCAGGCAGCTTGCCATTCACAGCGGTATTCAGTTACAGCTCAAAGGCGCCCAGACAGAAGCAGCTCGGGCATTGCAATCATTTCAGATCCGAGTTGATGGAGAGCTGGACGCCACACGCTTTGGCGAAGAGGCCACAAGGCTGCTTGCGGAAAGCGGAGCTGCTGGCGCCACTGACGCATTGGCTTCTGCTTTATTAAGATCTGCAAAAGAAAATGGTTTGCAGGGCGTTAACCAGGTTGCGAATGTTGGTAAGTACGCAAAAACAAAGCAGATGGTGCATGAGGCTTACTTAGCTGGCTTGCTGTCATCTCCAGCCACGCAGATGAAAAACATAATCGGCACTACTTCTTTTATGTTGTTCCAACTTCCTACAGAAGTTATGGCCGGCATGTACGGCAGTGTTGTCCGAGCAGCGCGCAAGCCTTTTGGCGAGGCGTACATGCCTATCAGTGAAGATCAAGTTTACATGGAAGACGCCCTTCTTCGCCTAAAGGGGTGGTCGGATTCTTGGGGTGACGCAATGAAAGCGGCGTCAATTGCTTGGCGAACCGAAATGCCGTCTGGGGCAAGCAAGTTAGATATTGAGAATTACGCAGCCACTTCTGGGTCTGACAGCAGTTTCTTTGGGAAATCTCTTGATGAATTAGGCAAGCGGATGCGGATACCATTCCGCTTATTGCTTACAGCCGATGAGTTTACCAAAACAATTTCTCAGCGTGGCGAGTTTTACACATCTATAAATAAGCGTTATCAGCATGCACTTCGCAAAGGAATGAGCGAACAGGAGGCTTTGGATGAGGCCGGCATGATGCTGCTTGATCCTGGCTCAGTCGCAGACGATTTAAATTACAAAGCAAAGTTTGACACTTTGCAATCTGATCTAGGCACTTTTGGTGAGGTTGCTGGAAAGTTGCAACGCACCTTATTAGGCAGATTTATTATGCCATTTGTAACGGCTCCAACGAATGCGTTGTTGCGCACAATGGAATATGTCCCAGGCATGCCAACCAAATCCCTAACAGACTTGCTTGGCAAGAACGGGCCACGCGCACAGCAACTTGCTGCCGGCAGATACACTGTTGGGAGCGCGGTTATGTTTCAAACATCTCAATACGCAATGGATGGCCGTATCACCGGCGGCATGCCAAGCGATCAAAAGTCTCGGGACGCCCTGCCGCCTGGATGGCAACCTTATAGCTTCGTTTTAAAAGGCAAAGGTTTCCCAGAGGATATGCCGCTTTACGATCCTTTTGGAGCGCCAAACGGCCCTTTAATGTATGTAAGCTTCCAAGGGTTTGAGCCTGTTGGCGGCTTGCTTGCAATTACGGCTGACGCTGTTCAAAGAGCAAACATGACAAACGATCCTGAGTTGCAACAGAACTATTTGCAGGCAGCGGTCTTATCAACAATAGATTATTACAAAGAGCTGCCCATGTTGCAGGGGGTTGCTGATGTGACTGCCTTTATGGATGGCTACGATGCGGCTAAGATTTCACGCAGCTACGCAGAGAGTGCAAGCCCAATTGGCGTTCCAAACCCACTAAGCTCATTGCAGCGTATGTTTGCGCGGCTTGCTGATCCAACGAGAGTCAAGCCTAGAGAGGACATTGAGTATTACACAATTGAAGATGTAAAAAAGATTGTTATTGACAAAGATGGAAACGAGTCTTTTGCATACTCACTTGCAGACGGGACGCCAAACTATGCTATTGTCGGGACACCAAAAGGCGACTTGGGAACAAAGTTTCTGGAATATGTTACAGAGGTCAGCGCGCTACAATCCAAGGATAGCTTCATTCGGGATGAGCGCGACTTAAACGCTGTTGTTTATGATACACTAGGAAATGTAAAAGGATCGGATGAGTTTAGCTTTGCCGCCAACCCAGGCGCCGCGTTGTTTAGCAATATATCAGGCCTTCGCTTAAAGCGCGGCGATGAGCTGGAAAATTACGAAAAAGAGCTGATCCGATTGCAGCGTGTTACAAACAAGTGGCCTTTGACCAACCCACAGAAAATGGGCCAGATCAAACTTAGCTACGGCATGCAGTCTGACTTGGTAAATCTGGCGAAAAATGAAATCCGCATCGACCAAACTGGGTTTGGAGTATTGGATTTCAGGCAAACAATTATGGCTTTTACTGGATCTAGAGAATATCAAGGCCTTCCAGATAAAGTAAAAGTAAACGAGCTTCGTAAAATAAACCAAAAATTTATAGAGGCGGGGTTCTTGGCGTTGCTTGAAAACCCAGAATATGCAAATATGCGGCAAGCATATGAGCAGGTTGAGCAGTTAAAAAACGAGGGTCGTAGATAATGACGGTATCAAGTAGCACGAACCGAGCAAGTTATAGCGGCAACGGGTCGCTCACAACCTTTGCTTATGGCTTTAAGATTTTTGACCAGGATGATCTAACTGTTATCCTGCGCGCAAGCACTGGCACAGAGACAGTCCAGACAATTACAACTCATTACACGGTGACGGGTGTGGGTTCGGGAAGCGGTGGCAATGTAGTGTTTGGCACTGCACCAGCGTCAGGCGTTACTGTTGTCATTCTGCGAGAGATGGACTTGGAGCAAGGGCTAGACCTGGTTCCTAACGATCCTTTTCCTGCGGGGTCTCTGGAAGATAGCTTAGACAAACTGACCTTTATGGTGCAGCAGCACAAAGAAGAGCTTGGTCGAACGATTAAGGCTTCGCGTACAAACGTACTATCAGGCTCTGAGTTTATAATCTCCGCGTCTGATCGCGCAAATAAAGTGTTTTCGTTTGACGGGTCTGGGGATCTGGCTGTTACTCAGGAGCTTGGAACTTTCCAAGGCAATTGGGCCACGGCGACTGTTTATAAGGTTCGGGACTTAGTAAAAGACACCAGCACCAATAATATTTTTCTTGTAAACTCTGAACACACTTCAAGCGGCGCGCAGCCACTTACAACAAACGCTAACTCTGCAAAGTATGATTTAATCGTTGATGCAGCGGCAGCGGCCACCAGCGCCACAGCAGCGGCTGCAAGCGAGTCAGCAGCAGAGACAGCAGAGACAAACGCAGAGACTGCTCAGGCGGCTTCTGAGGCAGCAAGGGATGCCAGTGTTGTTGCAAAGAACGCAAGCGTCACGGCGCAAGGCGCGTCAGAAACAGCAAAGGCTGCATCTGAAACAGCCCAGGCTGCGGCGGAAGCTGTGTATGACACCTTCGATGATCGCTACTTAGGGGCTAAGTCTACCTCTGGCGGCGATCCCTCTGTGGACAATGACGGCAATGCGCTGATTGATGGCGCGTTGTTTTTCGATACAACAAATAACGTCACAAAAGTTTACAACCTTGGCACAACGTCTTGGCTGCGCACTACTCCGACAACATCCGAGCAGGCAAACATTGATATTCTAGCAGCTTCTGCGGTTATTGCTGACATGGCGATCCTTGGGACTGCTGACGTAGTGAACGACATGAACATCTTGGCGACTGCTGATGTTGTAACAGACATGAATGTTCTGGCTACAGCAGACATTGTGACAGACATGAATGTTCTTGCCACGGCGGATGTCGTTAATGACATGAACGTCTTGGGAACTTCGGCCACCGTCACTGCGATGAACCTACTAGGAACAAGCGCAGTTGTAACAGACATGTCAATACTTGGCACGGCTGACGTAGTTAATGACATGAATGTCTTAGGCACTTCTGCCAATGTCACTGCAATGGGCCTCCTGGGGACAAGCGCAGTTGTAACGGATATGAGCATTTTAGGTACGGCTGATGTTGTAACTGACATGAATGTTCTTGGAACAACGGCAAACGTCACAGCAATGAACATTCTTGGAACCTCTGGAAATGTTACTGCAATGTCCACAGTGTCTGGAAATATTGCAGATGTTAC